CAACACTTGAAGAACTAAAAAGTCTAGTATATTATTTGGAAAGTAAAGAAAACTAATGAATATTTTTGTTGTAGATAATGATCCTATTGTTGCTGCTAAAATGCTTTGTGATTCTCATGTCTGTAAAATGATTCTTGAAGGTTGTCAAATGCTTTCAACAGTTCATTCTTTGGATATTGTACAAGATAATAAAATAAAATTGTACAAACCATGTTTTCATAATCACCCATGTACTATTTGGGCAAGAGCATCTAAATCAAATTATTATTGGTTAGCAAATCACACATTTGAATTAACAAATGAATATAGTAGTCGTTATTATGGTAAAATCCATAAATCTACTGATATGGCATATTGGTTTACTAAAAATGCACCAAGCAATCTCCCAAATACTATTTGTACTGACTTTGCACAAGCAATGCCAGAACAATACAAGAACGTTGATGGGGTAACCGCATACCGTGCGTATTATCTTGGAGAGAAAGCTAAATTTGCTAAGTGGAAGTTAGGAAATGAACCTATGTGGTTTACCGTCGCTTCCCTTTCTGTTTAGGTGGCTCGTTTAATAATGGTGGAATAATTGGACTATTGGGGTCTTGAATTGGTGTAACTTTTGGAGTTACTACTGGTTCTACTTTTGGTGGTTCTATTGGTTTAATAGGAGTTTGTGCAACAGGCTTGGGTTCTGTTACTGGTGTACATACTCCATCTTCACAATTTAAAAATCCGCTTTTAAACTTTTTAACATTACCAGCCCAATTTTGGTTTAAATTAGTTGGATCGTTTGCAACATTTGGTGGTGCCCATCGGGCTCCCATAAAATCTTCAAAGGGTACTTTTTTATCAGATGCTTCGTAACGTTTTCTATTTGACAAAATAGAAGCCGCAGCCCAACCAGCCTGACGATCTAAAGACATTTCAGGAGTATCTCCTGGTTGTCCCATTGCTTTTGGCGATAATACCCCAAATTCTCGACCCTGTCTACCATTTTCTGCTCGTCGTATTGCACCTAACATTGCTATACCATCATAATCTTCTTTGTTAATACCATTGCGTTCTGCTGCACCTATAATTATTGGATATTCTTTTCCAAATTCTTTTTCTAATTTACTATAAAATTTTTCATGATATGTCTTAGCTGGTTGTTTTACTTCGCCAGTATCTTCAAGCAAAAATTGTTTAAATCTTAGCATATATTAACCTTTGACTTTGTTGCAGTTCATGGTATAATATGACAAAGGAAACATACAATGAACGTTCAACTATTTAGACTAAACTCAGGCGAAGAAATTTTGACTCGATACGAAGAAACCGAAACAGGCTATGTCTTTAAAGACCCAGCAGTTTTAATTCCAATGGAACAGGGGCAAATTGGTATGATGCCTTGGATGATGTATACGGATATTTCCCAAGGTGTTACTATTCCAAAATCATTTATTGTTTTTCATGTAAGCCCAGTAGCTGCACTGAAGAATCAATATGATGCTAATCTTAACAAAGGAATCGTTGCTCCTTCGAAGTCTTCGAAGTTAAAGTTGACGATGGATTAAATTGGATATAAACACGATAACTAAACTTTATGTTCCTATTGCCAAACCTATATCAATGGCAATGGAAAGACAAAAGAAACATATTTCTATTATTTTGTACAAAAAAGAAATTGTTGCTATTGGTCAGAATGAGTATAAGACTCATCCACAAAGTGTAAAACTTGGGTATAGGTATCCTGAGATGCATTCTGAGTTAGATGCATTCAGAAAAATCCCAAGAAGTTATCGTGATAAAAAATTAGTTCTTCTTAATTTTAGATTTAATAGGTTTGGTGTTTATAGAAATGCTAAACCATGCCTAATATGTCACAAATGGTGTGCTGATATTTTTCATGACATCTATTACACAAGTGATGACGGAATTCTTAAATTAGAGGATTAACCAATGGAAACACGTAACATAATTGATCATTACCATTATTGGGAACATGATGCGATATTATCCGATTTGGACGATAAGCGTTTTAATTATTCAGTTGTCTGTTGTAATATTGGCAATGATTTTAATATTGCCACCGTTATACGCAACGCTAATGCGTTTTTGGCGAAAGAAGTAATTATCTATGGCAACAAAAAATATGATAGGCGCGGCACTGTTGGCACTCATCATTATACCAATTTTCGTCATGTACGAACTATTGATGATTTTGGATCGTTTATTGAATCCAAATCATGTGACACCGGAGGACAGATCCGACTCATAGGAATTGATAATGTTCCTACTGCTAAGGATGTAAGTACTTATGATTTTGATCCAAATATTCATTACATAATGATTTTTGGACAAGAACAAATTGGTGTACCAACAGAAATTTTAAATATCTGTAATGATATTTTGTATATTCCACAGTACGGTTCTGTGCGAAGTATTAATGTTGGTACTGCTAGTGGAATTTTGATGAATTCTTATTGTTCCAAAATCACACAAACTCTGGGCCTCGGAGTATAAAAATTTGGGGCTTTTTTGCTTGATGGTGTAACGGTAGCACCGAACCCTTTGAAGGTTTTTGTTTAGGTTCGAATCCTAATCAGGCAATTGGTGGAGAATCGATTGAGACTGCTTTGGTGGTAAAGAAAGCCCTGTTCTGAGTATAAACCCTTGGGACACGTCTACAAGGATCTAGACGGCATTGTAGACAACTTTATGAAGATCTTCTTCAGTAAATATTATAATAAATTTGTCAGAAAATGACATAAAGTTACTAAATATTATCGATGAGATACTTGCTGTTTTTCAGTATACAAAGTATCCGCTTCGCCTGATATGAAAATAACAGAACTAACCTACGAAATCCGTTTGTTGGCTCGCAAAGAAATAGATCCTTCTCGTAAGGATCTATTTTACCAAGTAGCTAGTCTACTTGAATATACAGATGACCTTGTGAAACAATGCGATCTAGCAGTTTGTGATGGACTTAAATCTGGCACGGGCCCCATTGATCTGAACGGGGAGCAAATATGCCCTGTGGATAAGGAAGTTTTAGGGATGATGGATGATTTCATCACCGAACTTATCCACAAAGGTTATTTTCCTCAAGAAGATAGATGGGAAGAAATAAGAAAATTAGACGCAGCGTAATAAGGCTGTTCTAACATTCTTAGGTAGCGTGCTATGACTCTGTGCCTTAAAATTTGAAGGCATGGTTTTTTGCACTGCTTTATTCTTATAAGGGTTCTTTTTGAACATCCAAAATTTGCGTGTCTCTTCCATTATAAAATGGGTATAGATATAGCAATTTGCTTGCTTGATATACTTCTTTTTATCAATCGGAAGATCATACTTATGTATTAATTTTACAGCAAATTGTTCGCATTCACGTTCCATTTTACGAACCCAGTAAAATGCTTTTTTTATAGTTTTAACTGAATATTCTTTTCCACCAAACCAATCAACTACAATAGAACAATGTCTATCGGCTGTATTGTAAATTTTTGATTTTTGAATCCATTGTAAAAAATGGCAATATTCGTGTAATAGAACATCTAAAAAATTTGGTGCTTTTCTAGCTACAGAAATTATTATGTTATTGTCATCAAAACACCCGGAACAACGGCTACCTTCAACATTTATCGCTTTACCGCGTCCTATGACCAATTTTCCATTGTAAAGTTTTAAATGTTTACGTACATGGGAGACAAACTGACGGTGTTTGTGAGTCATGGCGTAGGAGCCTCCGTTAGAACTATTTATGAATAAAAATGCCCTAAAAGACAATATTTTTTTTATTAAAATAGGGGCTTGACAATACCCTTAATTTGTATTATAATATGCAATATAGAAAGGTTACTACTATGAATGTTACTAATATCAAGCGTCCGACTAAGATTCAGCGTGTTTGCAACTATATGTCACGGGGAAATACTCTGACTGAGGGCAAGGCACGATCCATGTTCAAGATTCGAAATGTCCGTGCTACGATGAGCGATCTTCGTGAAGCATTTGACACCTTCGGTCATCGTATGGACGTGGTTCGTGAGACTAAGAAGGGTCGTACCTTCTACCGTCTGCAAAATACGCGTTCCCGCTAAACTTTCAAAAAAGTTTAGCCTTTCAAAAACCACTCCAGCAATGGGGTGGTTTTTTATTTGGGCACCTAAATAGATGTAACAGGTGATTAATTTATGATATCAAGAAAATGTTGTTGTACGACTTCAAATACATGCTGTGACCCAATTTTAAAAGATCAATTCGTAACTTTATTTGATACTGAATTAGATAGCGCATGCCCAGTATCTGATCAGGATTTAATTGTATTAAAAATTAATCGCCCGGGATCTCAGTCAAAGGGGAGAGAATATTCAATAGTAGCACCTACAAGTGGTGGTGGTGGTCCGGGTGGTGGTGGCGGCTTAGATGGTTGTCCAAAATGTTGTAGAACATGTTCTCGTGATGGATGTAAATGTGGTTCTCCCGATCCGGGTTCCAATAATACTCCATTTCATGATTATGGTAATAGGTTTAAGTATGATCCAGATGGTAAAAATACTCCAGCAGTTTGTGCACCATGTTGTTGTATAGATACTCCGGATAATGATCCACGGGGGTGTTCTGGTACATGCCAATGTCAAGTTTTTGGTTCTAGTAGTGGTCCAGGATGTATACCACCTGGAGGCGCACCATGTCCTGGAGTTGGACCCTGTCAAAATGCTGGGACAGGACTAGAAAAACAAACACCAAATAACGTACCATCTGTTTTTAAAACTTTTGTAAAGAAATTTTTTAAAAATTCTGCTGCGTATGAAGGTAATTATAATGTAGCTTCTTTATCATATTTGAATACACTAGATGTTAGTAAAAATAAAAAATTAAAAGCAACAGAAAAACAAGTATTAGAAAATAATATACCAGGTAATTTTAACAATACCAAATTTAAAACTGCTTTAGAATTTTTAAGTAGATGCAAAAAATGTTTACAGGATAACAATATTGATATTGATTGTGTTGATAATAGCAGTATAAATTGTCAAAATAAAAATACTAATATTTGTGAAAACTGTTCAGAAGAATGTATTAATTTTTGTGATCCAATATATGGTGGTACAAAACAACAAATAACAAATAGTGAACTGTTATTGAGTAATGTTAATTATAAAGATAATATGTTAGCACTAGATCCAGAATTAGATACCACAGAAGTGTATTCTGGAACAAAAGATGTTACAAATTTAGTAAAAACTCTTAGTGCGGATGCTTATGGTAATAATCTTAGATTACCAACTGGTCAAACTCCATGTACTAAATGTGTATTCAGTGGTGGTAACCCAGCAGCACCCCCTATCTATTTTATCTATAGATATTCATCATGTAATTTTATTTGGTATCCACCAGAATATATTTTTAATTACAATAGAACACCAAGTCAATGCCCTGGGTATATAAACCCAAAAGGAATAAAATCGTGTGATTATTTCTTTGGAAGAGTGAATGAATTTGACGGAGCACAAAGTGATTTTCACCCATCTTGTAAGAACGCATTTGATAATTTTGATGATGGATGTTCAAGAGACTATAATAGTTATCCTTGTCAGTGTACCAATTTTCCGCATTTAAGTGGAGGAGTGTATGATACATTACAGAGACGTATTAATATTTCAAAGCGACAATTTTTTGGTGGATATATTGCAGGAAAAAATCCATTTTTACCAAAAGTAAGAATATCAGAATTAGGGTGTTGTACTTGTTTTACTACTCAGGGTACTGGATTTCAAAGTTGCAAAGAAGAAATACAACGTTTTAATACAAAACGTGGTAAGTTTTTAAATTACCCAAAAGCAAGTGGTTGGGGTTATAGTATACAAGCTTTAGGAATTGGTTGTACTGAAGTTAGGGGTATAGACCCACCAGCATATAATCCAAATTATAATACTAGTTGTTTTAGTCGTGGTATTTCTCCATATTTAAGTAGAATATCTATTTCGCTTTATACTTTGGCGTTTGATATTTTTCATTATGGTTCAGATAACCCAACTGAACAAGAAACTTTAGGTGCAACTTATAAATCTGCTTCTATATTAGAAGATGGTAAAAAATGGACTGCATTACGTTTTACCAAAATATATAATAAAAAAGATTCTTTATATAATAAATTAGTTGGAATTGTATCTTTAGAACATCATTTTGAGTCATGGGCATACCATAGTAAAGCACCATTTTCTCCACAACCACCTCTGTTAATGAATCATGCTTTAATTTTATTAATACCTTATGAGAGACCATATGCTGGATTTGTAAAACCTTGTAGTTTTAATTATGAACCACGAGCTGCTATGCGTTGGCAAATTCAACGCTACACCCCACGAACTGTTATGTACGGTTCATCTGGTATTCCTATATTCTTTGCAGATCTTTATAACTTTGAACAAGTATCAAAAGAAAAAAATATTTTAATTGATGGTGCAACATTTAATGGAGCTAAATTTTTAGAACAATATTATTTGTATTTTTATAATAATATTATTAAGCCACCTACTGTAAATGAACCATATGTAGAACCTGTAGATGTTTCAATGTATGAATATGTAAAAACATGTCTTACCGAAATGATTAGATATAATATTATTAGTGTTAAAGATCACGCTAAAGATATTGCTGATGAATTGATTGAAATATTAGATCAGATTACCATTACAACTATTGATAATGAACCTGTTGTTGTTTTTCCAAATAATTTTATTAAAACACAAATTGGTGGATCTGATGGTTATTATTATATGATAAGTTTTTTAAAGCGTCTAATTGGTTTTGATATTGGTAACAATAATATCCCTGATTGGGCTGCTATGAAACCCTATGTAACTGCTAAAGTTATTAAAAGGATGATTAATCCAGAAATATTAGCTAGAAGAACAGAACTTCCGGGTCCAATGTTCTTGGGACCAAGAAGAGTTAAATTAGTACCGACACCAATTTCATCTGGATTAACAGCATGGGGATGTGACAATAATGGCTGTAGTGATTATAATCCATCTCCACTTAATATTCAATCAAATATTAATTTAGTGTACTCTTCTGTTCACACAAATGATCTTGGCACTAATTTTGCAATTACCGTAAATGGAAAAGTTCAAATTACAGGAAATAATTCTATTCCTGATTGTATTACAGACACCGATACAAATAATTTTAGATCATCTCTTGGTTGTGTACCATTACATTTAAGTTATCGTCAAGACCTTCAAGAAAATCCAGCAGATATGGCTGGTGGAAGTATAGAAAAAATTTCTTCTAAAGGTAAATTTGCCGTAGCTTTGGTCAATTACGAACAATATCCTTTGGGAATTCATATTGGTAATGAAACTAGCAACAATACAAATAGAAAATTAGATTCTAATTGTGGTGTTCAATGGGTTGCCAGTGGTCCTTCTGATCCAAACTATGGTGGTATATACAGACAAGATCCAAGTTTTGGTCGTTGGGGAGTTTACCCTAGCTGCCCTGGTTACGGATATGGTGTTAATGATAATACCTTTGCTTTAAAAACATGGGGACCAGATAATCAGTATGGTGTTTTTTATAATCCCCCAGGCGACTTATACTATTGCCCTTCTTCTAATGATACTAATATTGTACCAGCAGGCGTTAGTAATACAATGCCTTTAAAAAATAGATATAGATTATGGGTAGATGTAGCAGCAGGAGCAAAACATTGTGTTGCTATTACTGGTGATGGATGTTTATTTGTAACTCCAGAAAGTGATAATACATATGATCAAGCATCATATGGTAAAGCACCAATAGCAGTTTCAGTTGAACCTGATTTCACATATATTGAAAACATGCCTGTACCTGGTTATTTTAAAGATATTGAATGGAACCCAGCTAGTCTTAGTGAATGGAAATCAAAACATTGTATTGGACAACAATCCCAACCCAATTTAAAATGTGATATTAGATGTTATTTGTATTCTGTTAATAATTATGAAGATTTAGATCCAAATAGACCAGGAATACCATTTTATTATGCTGGTGGTATAACTGCACCGGAAAGACCTTTTTATACCAAAGTTGGAGCAGGACAATATCATAGTATTGCTGTTTCGTCTGATCAAAATTTAAAGGTTTGGGGAAAGTATGTTAAAATAGATCAGTCTGGTAATGTTCTTGGACCAAATCAACAAGATTTAACAGGTAATACTGGAATAAATCCTATTTCAGCATTTGTTCCTACTAATCTTATTGGCCCAGATAGATGGTCATTAGGTGGACTTACTTTTGGTTGCGTTGGCGAAGCTGATGATAAACTTGTTTATACTACTGCAAACAAAACTATAGCATCTGTTAACATCTTTGATGTAGATGGTGGACCAGATTATAGTATTGCTGTAACAGGATCAGACACACCAGTTAATGTAATTATCTGGGGACATTCAGAAATGGTTTCAGCTTTAAATAATACTGCAATTTCTGGATTAACCGGGTCTGACACTAAATCTTATGACTATATTGAGAAAATTATAGCTGGTGTTAATTCTTTTGGTGTGTTACATAGAAGACAAAATAATGTTCAAAAATTCTTAGATATTTTTACAAGACCTTCGCGTAATTCACAAGGTTCATATGATTTTGGTGTTGATAAATTACCATATACCGAATATGACTTTGAAGATGCTGCTCTGAGTTATGGTCATGCGATTGGTATTGTTAATAGTGGATTCAGAATTAATACATGGAATCAGCGTTCATTTAATACATATACAGGACATAATTTATTACAATTTTATAGTACTCTTAATCTTCCTCTATATTTTCAAAGTCAAGCTTTCTTTAGATGTGTCAAAGGGCACTGGGATATTTCCAAATGGCTATTTGGTAGATCATGTAACCAACTTGGTGCACAAGAACAAGATAATGAAGTAATACAACCAGATAAATGCAGTATTTATTGGAAAAAAGGTGAGGCTAATTTATGTTATACTGGTCACCCCAAGTATTATTGGATGAAACCAAATAGCAGAAGATATCAACAAGTTACTCCATTGCATACACGTGATCCACTAGATGATGGAAGTGGATGCGGTCTTATGAGAGATTCTGTTGGAAATGATGGTATGAGTACTAATGACTATGGTACAGGTGTAGGTACTGCAGATCAAACAACAGCAGATGCAAATAACCAATTAAGTGGTATGATTGGTGGGTGTTATTCTGGACAAGGTGATATATGTTGGATGGGTGATGGTCTACCCAGTGCATTTGCGTACAGTCCATCCCGCACAGCATTTGGTAGTGGATATAGATGTGACTGTGAAGATCCATGTGGATGTCCACCAGAATCAGAAACTTATTATAAGTATGATTGTGGTGCTCCAAATTCTTTTATTGGAGTTGGTGTTATGTGTTTTAAAGATGGTATTTATGGTAGATCTGGTTTTTCTTCAAATAAAGATTTTTTTGTTCAATCTCATAAATATTTTGGAAAAACAAGTGTTGGTTGTTGTGGTGTAGTTGATACAAATATAACTTACTTTTATTATGCAAAAAAATGTTTTTATTATGGGTATAATTCTACTACTGGTTTATATGAAGTAAAAAATGCACCCTTAAAATATAGATCATATAATTGGGGCACAGATCGTTCTCAAGAGAACCCAGGTTCAACTTCAGCTACGTATATGAATTTTACAATGACTCCAGAGGATTGTATCATACCTGCTTATCAAATAGATTATTATATGCAATACCCAACTGTTTATGTTGGTGGGCATCTTTTGGAAAAATTAAAACAAGATTTTTCATCTTCTATAAATATTGGTAGTCGTGGATCATCCGCTTGCCAAACTTGTTCGTGTAATTCAACTGATAATTGTGATCCTAACAATACATGTCCAACATGTTCTGGTTGCAAAGATGTAAATGCTGGAGCTAATTTGTTGGGTCCAGGTGGATGGATATATAATCCTGGTGCAGCATGTAGAGATACTGGTGATACTGGTGTCCCAACACATAGCAATGGTTATCTCAGTAGTTCGATTGCACTATTTGACAAAACTTTATACTTCCAAGCTGGTGCATCAAATTATTTAGGACCTTTAGTAGAATTTGGTCCATATACAGGAAGATTGCCCCCAGGATTCACTGCACAATGCTATACTGGTCCAGCTTGCCCATGTCCAAACTATGAGGCACAATGTGCTGGGTGTAATTTACAATGTAGTGTAAATGCAGTTTATAGTGTTCTTGCAGAATATGATATAGATGATTTAAAAAAATATAATTTAGTTGGAGATAATATAACATATGAGTATGAACAAACACTTAAACTTTTTAGAGTTTATGAAGAATTAAAATCTACATGGTTACCTACAGGTGCTACATATGATCCTCCGGCATTTCAAGGTGGATGGGATTTGGCAGATGGAAATCAATGTCCAAATAATCCTACACCTACTGGTGCTGATATTGATAAGTTTTATGGGTTCCTTAAATATGAAAACGGGAATACTGCTATGTACGGAGTTGCTTCAGATTTAACGTGTGTTGCGTTAACAGATTACTAATAGGAAAAATATATGCATTTTAATAATAATCATTTTGTGTCAGGAGAATCATATTCTGGGGATGGTACACAGACATTTACTAGAGATAGTTTAAACACAAACCCAGGATTGGATGTCGAACTTTATACTGAAACTAAAAAAGAAACTATATCATCTAATTATATTAAATATATTAATTTTACTTTTAGTTTTAAAAGAGTACTAAAATTATATAAACATAGTATTGGTTCTGGTGATATAATAGATTATTTTACATCTATAACAGGAATTAAAAAATTTATAATTTATATAACAAAAGGAAATTGTGGTTGTGAGGCTAGAAGAAAAAAATTCAATAAAATTTTAACAATTCCTTATTATACAATGACATTTACTAAATTTTCATATATTGATGAAATCGTAAGTGGGTATAAACAAGAAGCAACTAAAATACAAAATAATATAAAACACCATCAACAAATTTCAGCTGAACATATGGAAGGTCATATTGCACTGTTTGCACCCAAACAAACATTAGTATCTCAAGCCAAAAAACCAGGTTGTGGATGTGCAAACAAAAAACGTTGACAATTTAAAAGATATGTGATATAATACAATTAACGAAAGGTTACAAATGGAAATTAAATATTTTAAGATGGTGAATGGTGAAGAAGTTATTGCAAAAGCTAAAAAAGTAAACTCTGATTGGTACATGGAAGACCCTGCTCAAATTATTCATTTACAAGAATATAAGCTAGGATTAGCAAACTGGCTACCTTATACAAAAATTAAAGAAGGTGCATTAATTCCTACCACAGCAATCATGTTTGCTACTGATGTTGCAGAAGACATGATTGAATATTATGGTCGTTGGGTTGATCCAAATCTTGTTGTAGAACAAGATGCAGTTACTGAAGTGACTAAGTAATTTTAATAAATATTTGCGTGTTTAAAGGCAAATATAAAAAGAAACTATCTGATGGTTCTTTGGCTACGTATTCCACAAATGATGTTGTTATGTTTCATGGAAAATTATACGCAGCCAAAGAACCTGTTTCTTTGTCACCATTAGAAAACACAAATTCATGGAATTTTGTTGGATCTACTGAAATTTTTAATTCAGATAACCCACCGTTAAACGCAGAGATTGGACAAATCTGGGTCAAGGATGGTATATATTATTCTTATTACTACGATGGTAATAACTATGCTTGGGTTGCTATTTAATTTACTAAAACTATAAGTTCTAGAATAGAAGTAGTTTCTCGTTCTAATTTAAGAAATATATTTGTATTCAATCTAGTTTCTGTACCAGCAAATACAAAGGCAGCACCCTCAGTTCCAGGTGTACCAAGTAAATACGTTAACCCAGTTAACGGAATTGAACAACTTCTGTCAGCAAATGCACTGATAATTGTTCCATAGTTTCTAGAATCTGATAAATCAATTTTAAAATTGATATCACGGATAAATGATCCGGCTGTAATTGTTAATGTATTTGTTACTATTTCATCAATATAAATTTCATTTATAGATGTAGTAGATAATAGTAATGGTATTTGAAAATCAGTTGAAGCAACAAAATCAGTCACAACTGCGTTTCTGTAAGTTAAATGGTATATTTTTAATAGTTCTAAAGATAATGGTGCTGTTATTGGTGTATTGGTTGATAAATTTAAACTTTTTAAAGTTGTATTTTGATACCAAGATTTTGTAATGTCATAAATTGAAGTAGTTAGCTGTCGTAACTCAAATTGTTTTTTATTCTGGTATTCAATAAATCTAGTAAATACACCCGGATCAACATAGTTGTACCTAACAACACCATTAATAGTTTCGTCGTAGTTTAGTGCTTCAATGCTTGGAATACCTCGCATATAAGTAGATACTAAACTATTTTGAAAGTATAGATTTTCATTGGTGATGGTAGATGACTGTGAAAGTAATACAACTTCTGATCCATCATTTAGGACCGTAAAATTTTTAACTGGAATACGTGCAGCGTTTAAAGTACTCTTCTCGACTTCCACATATTCTTCATAACCAAAGTCACTACCATATAAACCAAGGTATTTAAGGTTTAATGGATCATTGTTTGGTAACTTAGACAACAGAATATTTGCTGTCGAACCATTTATGGTTGTAAACTGAATTGCATCTGTAAATAAGTTTGCATCATATATGCCACCTGCTAATCCAGATGTTCCAGTTAAACCAGAAAAATATAAAAATTCATTATATGCTCCGGTTTTACCTTGTAATGTAAATTGCCCGGACCAATATGTCTTTGCACCTGTATCGATGTTTACATAAACACCAGAGCTAAACGCACAGGTATTACCAACAGACATCGTATCAAAAAAGATTTTTAAGAATTTTAAATCGTTTGAATTTTTACTGTGAGAATAATTAAAGAAATAACT